TTTGAGGAGCGTAAAAACCTCGCAATACCCAGTGGGTGGGATAGAGTCCTGTCTATGGCAGAGGTTGATGACATACTTGCCAAGGATCTCCTCACGTTTGAGAGAGGTGTACTACGACTGTGTCCTACTAATCTTACTCAGTCTAGGTTTGATGCACTCGTCAGCTTTGCTTTTAATGTGGGACTGGGTAACCTCCAGCGTAGCACAATAAGACAGAAGCATAACAGGGGTGAGTTTGAAGGGGCTGCAGAAGCTTTCATGCAGTGGACGAAAGCTGGNGGAAAAGTCCTTCCCGGCCTTGTTAAGCGCAGGAAGGATGAAAGCACACTCTATTTAAAAGTTGATAAGAATCCGTANGAACGCAAAGTCTACTACAATATATCGTTCTTCATCATCTACAACTTCGACATACTCAAAACCAAACATCANTCCAGATATAATACATANGTCTATATTCATATCAAATCTCACAGTGACCTGCGACACACGCTAATGTCTGTGCGCCTTCGACATTATCATCTTCTTCCTTGAGGTTATCCCACACAATATCTGTAGGCATCTTAGATAGAAGCTCTTCGTACTGCTCTTTAGTACACTCCTCATAAGGTGCTTGGCGATAAGAGCCTCCATCCCAAGGCAGGAATGAGATACCACTAAGCTCATCGAAGTTCCTCCACACCCACGCTCCTACGTCCATCCACTCATCTTCCTTGACAGAGATAGTCACTGAAGGCTTGTGCTCACACCAGTGGCGCTGGTACATCAGCCACAGATCAAGGTGTTGCATAGCTGTCAGATCATCACGAGTACGAGAAGACTCTGGTGCTTTCACTGGGAAAGAAAACACAGCAGTGCTATCAGGTCTCATGACACAGTCCTCTGTAGGAATGCCAGAGTCTGTCAGGAACTTAGTCAGCGGATCTTTCTTGTCACCACGAACACGGCGAATATAATAGTTACTATGTCGAGTATGAATACCAGAGGCAGAATTAACAAGTTGAGAAACAGTGCCGCTAGGTTTGACACAAGTAATCGCAGCAGACACAGGAATTCCCAAGCGTGTTGCAAACTCATTGTTGGTAGTAATGGAGACATCACGTAAGTATTCAAGAGATTGCGTAGTGCTTTCACAGACCCTCCCCATCCANGGATTATCTAAGATACCAGTTAATGATACACCCAAGAGNCGCTCCTCCTCAGTGTTCTTCTGCCAAATCTTACGNAGATATGGGAAGTGCGTNAGAGTGCTCTGGAACGTGCCTAAGATTGTGGCGATGCGTACTTTGTTAGCCAAGTCTGCAACGGTATCNTCGGCCCGTACAACGACTTCTGTGAGGTTACAGAACTGGTAGGGTCGTAGGATGATTTCACTGCACGGGTTAGTACCAAAATCAAACTCAGGATTTCGTCTCCCGTTTTTTGATGCTTGTTGTATGCTAGCCGCTCGACTAAATATTCCCCGTTCTCCAGAGTGACTATTGTACAGGCTCGTCCACTCTTGGAGAAATTGTCCAATATCTGGTTTGCATTGATATGTTGCTGAATTGTTTGCAAGTGCTCGTTGTGCATTGTGTTCCCACCAGTTTCCACTCTTTGCGCTCCTCATGCGGTCATCTTCGAGATCAGACAGACTGATCATTGCACTCCTTCGTACTCCACCGACAACAACAACTTCCCCGATTTTACAGAGAAGATCATGACATTCGATTGATGTAAGTTTTCTACCCACTGCTCCTCTGAACTTGGCGATAGTGAACTTAAAAAGCTCATCCAAAGGTCCGGGACCAGAGGCACGTCCTCCAAAAGTTNTGAGTCTGGCTCCTGCAGGTCGAATTCTANTAAGATCGTATTTTGCAACTTCCCCAGANTATAGTAAAGCGATGAGTTGGCGTAGTGCTTTGGCCCATCCTTCTTTTGAATCCGCAACCGAAATAGTAGTCTGAGAATCAAACAACTGATCCGGGACTTCAGGTAATTGATCGACATATTTATGCTCCACAGAAAAGCCTACACCTGTTCCACACAGGAGAATATACATAGCCTCATCGAATGCTTTAGGGTCATCGATAGGCAGATAACTGCAGTTATAACCAGCCGTGTTGTCACGGTCTAGGGCCTTGCCTGCAGTCATGATAGCACGCATGGAAGGCATAACATCTAGGTTCTTGACAGCATTGATAAGCTCTAGGCGTAGGTCATTGTTAGGAGAGAACTTGTACTTCTCTTCCAAGTGGTTAAACATAAAAGTAAAGTATCGGTCTACTGATTCTTCCCAATGCTCACGGCGATTCTTCTCAGGTAGAAACCTGCTGTAACGACTCTTTGCAATAAACTGTTGATAGTAATCCATATATTTTATTCTTCCCAGTTAACTAAGTTTTGTAATCTGTCTGCTTGGTCTTCTATTATATCGTCAAATCTTTCTACTATATCCTCAGACCTTAACGCTAGTTCTTCAACTAATGTTATCTCATCCCATCTCTTAAGTCTTTCCTTAATCTCTTCTAATGTTAGGGTCATATATTATATCACACCTTGTAGTACTTGTCACCAACTTTATCATAATTTTCTATTAAGAACTCAAGATAATGTTTGGCCTTCTCAAGGTCTTGCTTGCCTGCCTTCTTGCGATGACGAGCTACGTACTTGATTACATTACACGCCCAAGGGTCTAAGCCCCAGTCGAGGAAGACATCCCAAGGTTCGATGTTAGACTTGTAATGATCTCCTCCAATCTGCTTAGACTTGATGTACTCGCCTAGTGTTTTAACATCCTTGTTATTATGATAGGCCACATACCAGTCATTAGGTGTTGCGTTATCAATGCTCATACTTCTTCCTTAAGTAGTTAAGACTAACTGGCATCTCATCAAAGCTACCGTTGTTAACCTCATGCAACATCCAGATACCACGCCAGTACTTGTTACCTTGGCTACCTAGATAGTCCTCGTCATGCAGGTAGCAACAGCCACTAAACAAACCAGTAATCTGCGAACCATCAGCACGATTAGCATAAGCTATCTGTCTGTTCTGCACATGGCCCATCACTGCAGACATATGCTTCTTAGACAGCAGTGCAGCAGCAGAAGTTACAGCACGCCCCATAACGCCAGAAGTAAAATAATGAGCATACACAACACCATCAATGACAATAGGTTCAAGGTACGGTATAACTTCCCAACCACAATGTTCGTAGTTAAGGTCGCTGAGACCAATAGTTCCATCCAGTTTAGGGTCTCCTTCGATAGCTCTGGAAATTCTTTCTTCATGATTTCCAAGAGTGAGTACCATTCTTGGTTTGTATTGTTTCTCCTTGTTCCGCTTTGCTCGTTCATTGTATTCCTTGATTGGTGCTAGCAACATCTCCATTGCTTTGTTAGTAACATCGATGTCAGTCTTGTAGCGTCTGCCTTCAAAACACTTACGGCCTACATCGTAGCTCGACAGGCTAGGCATATCAGCAAAGTCCCCAATCTGTACAATCACATCAGGCTTCTTCTCTGCTAGGTACTTACCTACCCATGTCAGATAACTAAGATCAACACCGTCCTTAACTTGGCAGTCAGGGATTATGGCATGAACAGTCATTGTGCGTCCTTGTCTTCGTTGTCTAATGGTTCTACTTTAACAGTAGCGATGTACTGCTCTGGGCCAATGGTCTCAAACAAACCATCAGTCTCCATACCATAAGGGTCTTTGATGACAACACGCTCCATCACGCCGCTGTAACCAGAGGTCTCTAAGAACTTACAGAACTCATAGAGTATCTTAGGCCATGCAACAAAGTCTGCAAAGTAGTGACGAACCTTGACAGTAGAAGCCTCTGGATATTCTGTAGGCTCTCCTTCTTGAAACTCAGAATCATAAATGAATCGATAAACTTTACTCATACTTACTCCTTAATAGGTTAAAGAAATACTCTGCATCTACCACAGCCAAGGGCTTATCTCTGTTTTGTTTGATGACGCAAACAGGCTCGTATCCTCCTGCGTTTCCTCTAGCTTGTTCGTAATAACCGTATACTGAGATAGCTGCTCTGGACTTGCATTCCAAACTAATTGGCAAGACCCGTCTGGCTGCTGGACTGAGTAACAGATCCTCCCCTGACACGCCCATACTAACTGAGCGAACATCGTCTGGCTCCAGATTGAACTTGGCTAGTATTAGATCTCTTACCCACTTTTGCAGGTGTCTTCCTTTGGACTTGGCGCTGCTCGGTTTCAAGTGTTACATCCTTTCTTACTTTAATCCACTGCTTAGGTAGATGCATACGGGCATTGCTGTTGTCCATAGAGACTGTATTAGCNATGCANAGTGCGTCATCTGTNTCATCAATAATCCANCCAATGCTGTGACAAAGGTGAACTTCTGCTTTAACATCTTCTTGCCACTCAACATCTGCTACTGCGTCAACCCANTGGATGTACTGCAAAGGGCAGGTGACCAAATCTGGTTTTCGTTTCTTCGTATCCATAACAATTGTCCATTCTCCAAGACTCTAGTTTCATCGTTGTCGTATGCTTCTAATACTGCGGTGTACATATCGGCTTCGGTAACACAGTCCTCTAGAATCTTTGCCGCCTTCTTTGGACCTATTCCTTTTAGACCTATAATGTTATCAACTCTATCGCCAGTCAGTAGTTGCGTATAGAAATGTTTGATAGCTTGTTGGTCATCGATCAGGTACTTCGTATCCTTAATAAAGTTGTAGTGCCAACCACGAATCATATCAAGGTCTTTGTCGATAGACATGATTATATATTCCTCAATGTCTCCAATCTCATAAGCCTTGATACCAATAGCGTCATCAGCTTCTTGTCCGTTTACTACTTCACAGCCCCATGCTTTCTCAAGATACTCTCGAATCAAACCATAATGTTTAGGCTTAGTGCCAACTCG